CGAACACTTTGTATGGAATCATGGAGATCGTCGTTATGTAACTTCACGCCCTAGTTTTTTCTTTAATAGAGTATACCTTTATGAAGTAACTGCTAGGCGGCTCAGTGAAGACAGAGTTTTGGTTCTTTACAGACCCTTATTTTCGGTCTGGAATCTATTTTCTGGTCTTCTTGATAGTAAAACCATCGAGAGGAAAAGATATTCATACGGAGGAACTCCAAGCACCTATAACGCCATTAGATATATTGACGAAAAAGGTGTAGATAGTACTTCTTTATGTTTACCAGGAACAAGTCAAAGCTGCTCTTTCAAGAGCGCAGATTTGATGATGCTTAGAATTCGAGCTTTATCTTCGGAGAAAAAGAAATTAACTTACGTTGATTTACAGATGTTATTGAAACCTGAGACTGATCCAACACGGTCGGTTACTCTCGCTTCCCTGTATTTATCCAACCCTGATTTCTTCGACTCTGATAAAACTATGATCAACATGCCTTTACAAACTATCCCTGTAAATACTGATGTTCATACTTACAGATATACCTCAAAGGTGTTTGACGAAATTGTTAAACCCACCATGCATCAAATTTGTGCTCCAGTAATTGAAAACGCGGCTTTTGCTCCTGCGAAATCAGCACCTAATACTCTAGCTACTATTGTAGGTCGAGTTCAAAAAGTTAGGAACAACGTTACCCCTTCTCCATTCGTAATTGAGTGTTTGCAGGAGTTCGTTGAGCTATTGATTCCAAATGAAAAGGTCCACTCACTATGCCCTTTGCCAGTTGAGTTTGTTGAAGAGAAACAATCTCGCCCTACTCAGAAAGCGCTTTTCCAAAGTGCTATTGATAGAATAGACGCAATGAAAACGACTTTACAATGTTTTCAGAAATCTGAAGCTTACCTTAAGATTACCGATCCCCGCAACATAATAAATCCAACAGTAGATCACCGTGTAAAATACGCTACTATTATTTATGCTTTTGTTGCTCATATAATGAAAGAACAGGATTGGTACGCTTTTGGAAAAGCTCCCACAGATTTCATCGACCGTCTTACTATCTTGGCTTCAGATAATGAAGTGCTGGATGAAGGTGATTTTAGTAGATTCGATGGTACTCAAGGACCCATTCA